CGTTAGACCTTTTGACTTTAAAGAACCATCACCCACGTTATTAAATCTTAATCAGAACATGAATGCAGAAGCTCAGAGGCTTTCAGCTACTACTGATTTGAGCGCAGCGTTAGGACCAAACACTCCTGCAACTACCGCATTATCTATGCTTTTAGAGCAGCAGGAAGCTAAAGGCGCCATTAACTTGCGTGTTTATAGAGCAATGGGCAGAGAGTTTGCTATCTGGTTTAAACTAAACTCGAAGTTTATGGATCCTGAGTTGTATGGGGAGTTGGTAGATGACCCAGAAGCTGACCCAGTAGCCGACTTTAATGCTCAAGATATGGGCATAGCACCAAGCGCTAATCCAGAGAACAGCAGTAAGATACAAAGAATTCAGCAGTCTAGGGCAGAGCTTGACGTTATGCCTCAAGTTGATGCAACGGGTGGTAATTCTCAAGCGATTGTTAAAGATTATCTTAAGTCTATAGGTTCTGAATCTTTAGATGAGATTTACCCAGAACTCACACCAGAGCAAGCAAAATCACAAGCTCAAGAACAAGCAAGGCTTAAAGCGAGGCAAGAGGAATTAGAATTCTTACCTATCAAAGCGCAGGCTGATGTGGGCGAGGCAGAGAAGGCTAAGGCTCAAGCGGCTTTGATTAGAGAAGACACTAATAGAGCAAAGGCGCTATCGGATATAAGATTAACTGATGCAAAAGTTATAGAAACGAATGCGAGTGCATTCCTGAAAACTGAACAAGGTGAGACAGAAGCCACCAAGAATGCAGGCGCTATAGTAGACGCTGAGCTGAAATTAGAGCAAAACCAAAGAGAAAGAGACCTAGCAGCGCTAGATAGAGAGAAACTAAATGAACAGAGACCAAGTTGAAGAGTGGTTTAGTCATCCAGTAACCGCTTTATTATTTGATGTAGTAAAAGAACAATTAAAAGATTTATACGAAGCTCCCAGATACCAAGAGGTTACTTCTATTGGTGGGCGCGTCATCCCTACTACTATTGACCAATGCGCCCTCCAAAGCGCTTTCCTTGAAGGTCAGATAGATTCTTTAAAAGAATTTTCCAAAGTTTCCCTTAAAAATAAAATGCTAGTAGGAGATGAATAATGAATGTGACCCCGTGTGGTATGCAGATACTTGTAAAGCTTGATGAGGTTCAAGAGATGTCTGAAGGCGGTGTTATCCAACATACTCAGACCGAAATGGAGCGAGAACAGAATGGGCGTAATATGGGGAGGGTTATTAAGATCGGCCCCTTTGTTCACGCTGACTGGGAAGATATGACCAGCGACACGTCATCAGGGAAGGCTAAAGAATGGGGCTATGAAGTAGGAGATTTAGTTCTATTTAACCGATATGACGGTGTATCACATGATTTACCCAACCATGAAAACTACCGATTAATCCCCAGTAACTGCATTCTAGGCAAAGTGGAGCAATAAAATGGAAGCTGAACAAGTAGATATTAACGAAGCATTAGGCCTTGGCCAAACCGAACCTAAAGAAGAAGAAATTAAAGAAGAAGAAATTAAAGAAGAGGAAATTAAAGAAGAGGAGAACCAGCTATCCGAAGTAGAGCGGCAGGCCTTTGAAGATGGCTGGCGACCTAAAGAAGAGTGGAAGGGTAATCCTGACAATTGGAAATCTGCTGAGCATTATGTTGAATGGGGAGAAATGAAATCTAACCAGCGCAACATGCAGAACCGCATGAAGCATATGGAGAAAAGCCATAACGAGCAGATGGAAAACCTTAATAAATTTAATAGGGCATCTACTGAGGCTAAGCTTAATGACCTTCAAAATAAACTTAATAAAGCGGTCGAGGATGGTGATACAGATGCAGCTACAGCTATCACTAAGGAAACTATCGAGGTCGCATCTAATGCTAATCCAGTGGTTCAACGTGAAACACAAGCCGACGAATCCGAGCTTATGGATGACTGGCTAGGGAATAATGCTTGGTTCTTTGATAAATCAGATCCTAAATCAGCGTATGCTGATAACGCCTACCACCGCGCTACCCGACAAGGATTATTAGGCAAGGATAGATTAGACTTTGTGGATAAAGCTATTGAGACTAATTATAGTAAGGCACCAGCTAGGAAGGTTAACCAGAATCGAAACCAAGCCAGCGATTATTCTAGCAGCGGTGGCAAAGCCCCCAAGGGTGGTAAGCAGAAATTAACTATGTCAGATTGCACACCTCAAGAGCTACAGCTTAGGGAAGTATTTGCAACTGATGATAAATTTTTAGAATCCGTACAAAACAGCAGGAAAGGAGTTTAATTATGACAAACGAAATTAAAACAGAATCAGCCAAGAAACGCGGCCCTAAGCCTAAAGCTAAACGTGTACCTATGAGTGGTGGTTCTAAGCAATTAGAGCCTAGAGGTGGTTTAGACTCTAATTTTCATTACCGATGGTGTGCAAGTTACGGTAAAGGAAAGATTGAAAGATACTTAGCTGCTGGCTATGAGTTCGTCATAGATGAAAAGACCGGAGATAAGACAATTCGACCCGGTGGAGATCCTTTATTTCTAATGAGGTTGCCAATGAAAGATTGGGAAGCAGACCAGCTTGCAAAACGTGGTAAAATCATAGAGACTAACAATATCTTGAATCAAAAGAACAGTCCCAATAAGAATAGTTCTGTCCCTGAGTACATTCCGGGAGATGCTAATCAAGTTGTGGAACGTGATAATCTAAGCTAATCAGCGTATTAGCCAGCCAAAGGGCCTAAGCCCCTCCTCCGATAGTTAGAAGACTGTTTAGGGTAGGAAAACGAACGTACTTGTCACAAGACAGGTGCCTAATTTTTTTACTTTTAACTTTAACTATAGGAGTGTTTATTATGGCTGGTTTTCAGTTATCTAAAACACAAGGCGCAAGCGGATATACAGGAAAGGTGCAAGAATTTGCCTTCCTAGCTGCTGACGCTAATCAAATGGCTATCGGTGATGCTGTTATCTCTTCAGGTACAGGCAATACTGATGGCATTGCTGCCGTTACTCGCGCGGCTGGTACTACTGGCTCTGAGATTACTGGCGTTATCACTGGTTTTTCTCCAGACCTTTCTAATCTTGAATTAAAAGGACGAACAGCTTCAACTGATCGTTTAACTACAGTTCAAGTAGACCCGAATGCTTTATATGAGCTTGAAATCGGTTCTGCCCTCGCTGTCACCTTCTACCGCTGGTAACTTGGTTCGTTCTGCAATGGTTTCAGGCGCTGCTGATGCAAGTGGTCCACTACGTTTAATCCGTTTGATTCCTCCTTCTGATGGTACTGCTTTGGGTGCTGTTGGTAACTTAGGTGTCTTTAGCGTTATTCGTTCTCAACAAACTAACTTAATTGGGGTGTGATCATGGCTGGCGGAACTATTACAACTGGCAACACGGCCAGAATGCTCCAAGAAGGCCTTAACGAGGTCTTTGGTCAAGCGTATAAAGAGCATGACGTACAGTGGGATAAAATCTTTGACTCCAACACTAGTCGTAAGAACTTCGAAGTAGATCAACAGTTCGAAGGTTTTGCATTGGCTCCTGTTAAGCCTGAAGGCGATTCTATTTCATACGATACTCAAACTGAAGGTTTTACACCTAAATATCCTAACCTAACCTATGGTAAGGGTTTTATCGTTACTGAAGAAGCTTTAGAAGATAACCTTTATGGCGTATTTAACCGTAGAGCGCGCTCTTTAGCTTTCTCAATGAACCAGACTAAAGAGGTTGTAGGCGCTAACGTGCTTAACAATGCTTTTGATAGTTCATTTCAGATGCAGGATGGCGATGGTGTTGAGCTTTTAAGTACTTCTCATCCTAACGGGCCTACTGATACTGGTACGTTCTCTAATAAATTAGCAGTTGATGCCGATTTAACAGAGGCTAGCTTAGAAGATTTGTTAATTCAAATTAACCAAGCTACTGACCCACGTGGTCTACGTATCGCATTGCAAGGTATTCGTTTAATCGTGCCACCTACGCTGATGTTTGTTGCTGAGAGAATCTTAGGTTCTACTCTTCAGAATGACACAGCTAATAACGCGGTAAACGCTGTTAAGGTAATGCAATCTGTACAGGATGGCTTCACTGTAAATAACTTCTTGACTGATGATGATGCTTGGTTTATTAAAACTAACTCACCAGATGGAATGAAGTACTTTACTCGGCGTGAGGTTCGTTTTGAGCAAGATATGGACTTCGGTACTAGCAACATGCGTTTTAAAGCAACTGAGCGTTATAGCTTTGGTTGGTCAGACGCTAGAGGCATGTACGGAACTTCAGGGTCTTAACCCCTCTAGATTAGGGGCTTCGGCCCCTTTTCCTTTTTATATTTGGAGATTTTTTAATGTCTACGTCTAATTTTATTAAAATATATGTGGGTGAAGATTACAGTACTGCTGTTGAAACAGAAGCTGATATAGAATCTAAAGTGATCAGATACAATCCTATAACTACAGCCGACAGAGATGCACTAACAGCAGAGGCTGGCATGGTTATTTATAACTCTGATTCTAACGTTCTTGAATTTTACAATGGCACCGTATGGGGCGCTGTATAGGTGATTTATGAGTTCTTATGTAAATACTGAATTTGATTTAGCAAATAGTGAAACAAAAGTAATTCCTGTAAACAGATGGTCATGGCCTAACTATGCTATTCAAGTTAGTGGTGGTAGCGCTTTGGTAGAAGGTACTTTAAATCTCGTAAATCGTGGTGAAACAGCTGTCTGGAGTACTTTAAACGATGCTTCAGGTTCTGGTATGACCGCTGTAACAGGCTTTGAGGTATTTGAAGGCTCACCCTTAGAAGCAATAAGAATAACGGCTTCAGGCGCAACTACAGGCCGCATTATGCAGCAAGGAGACTCTTAAAAATGAGGACATTAATAAAATGCCCGATAAATTCACAAAAAACAAAGTTTACTTATGTTGAAATAGTCGACGGATATAATTGTTGCTTGACAGAACCTGAAGCCTTTAATTTAGTTGATGTTGGTTCTGCTGAAATTGTTGATTATGATTTGTCTGCTCTGGATGTTATTAAAAAAATTGACGAGGAGAGATCATGGCGGGATTCTGAGTTAAGAAAGGTTGATGTTGAAATAAGAGATGCTGAAGATTTGGCGGGGAATTTTAATGCTCTAGAATGGCGCGCATACGCTATATTGTTAAGAAACTGGCCATCTCATCCAGATTTTCCCGACTCAACAAAAAGACCAATAAAATAGGACGCTAAAAAATGACCAAGATAGCTGGCAAGCCTTTTACAGTACTAGGAAACTTAAAAGTATCGGATAATTTAATAATAGGGGAAACAGACCAAGGCAGCTATGGAAGGCTTGAAACTTTATCAGGCTCTACTAATATAACTATCCCCGGCTCTAATATATTTACACTTATTGATCCAACGACTAGCACAATGTCTTCAGATTCTACAAGTGATTGGGTTCAAGAAGGTAACGGAGGTCTTAAATTTTTAGGGGATAATTTCAATGGCTACCTTAACGCTACTGTTTATGTTGAAAAACAAGCGGCCGGGGTAGAGGGTTTTAATATGAAAGTTTTTCAGGGAGCTAGCGAGATTGGAAGTTTTGGGTCGCAAGGGGAAATATCAGCAGCAGCAACTCCATACTTGATTAACATGAAAATTATAGCCGTTAAAAATGATGTTTTTACAGTTCAATGCGCGAACTTATCAAATTCTAATAATTTTAGAGTAAGGCAATACGTTTTAGAAGCAAAACCTTAGTTGGAGTAGTTTAATGCCTTCAATAAATGACAATCCGTTCACTCAGTTATTAAATTTAAACATTCTTGGTGAATTCACAATCAAAGGCGTTCCATTTTCGCCCACAACAAATACACCCGGCGGCCCTTTGAATTCTATTCAATTTAATAACCCGCTAGGCTCTTTTAATGGAAGCTCGGATTTAACATGGAACGGATCAACTTTAACCTCTCCAAATTTTAACGGCGTTGCTTTAACGAATGGCGGAATCGTTACTAATGTGTTACGTGAAGATGGAAATTATAGCCCGCTGGCATGGGGTGAGATAGAGGGTATTTTATCGAATCAATCTGATTTACAGTTAGCACTAGACGCTAAAAAAAATGATTTCTCTGAAAAGATGTTGTGATGAGCTTTCCCGTTCCCGGTGATATTGGCTTGGGCAACGTAGACAATACAAGTGATGCTAATAAACCAGTAAGCACAGCCCAGCAAACCGCTTTAGATTTAAAGTTGAATTTATCAGGCGGCGCAGTGACCGGACCTGTAACAAGTATAAGCTCTTGGACTGGCACAGCTTTTAACGGCGTAGCTTTGACTACCAGCGGTTCAGCCGCTAATTTTCTTGATGAGCAAGGAAACTACAATCCGGTTTCAACATCTTCCGCGTGGGGATCAATTACAGGGACTTTATCTAGTCAAACCGATTTACAAACAGCATTAGATTCAAAGTTAAATTTGAGTGGGGGCGCGATCACCGGCCCTGTAACAAGTAGCAGC